TAACCCCGAGGGACTTTACCCTAAGTGGGACGGTCCTTCACTTTTTACTAGGCGTAGTGAAGTGGCACCTTCCATATGGGCGATGGTCTACCAGCAAGAGGATGTCACCGAAGATTCAATCTTCTCCCCCGCAGCAATTGCAGGATGCGTTAATGGTATGCGAAAGCGTGGCCCCCTTAAACCAGGAGCCCCAGGACACCCCAGCAACTTAGAGTCTGCCTATACAGTTATAGGATTAGACCCAGCTATGACTGGCAATACTGCTGCAGTAGCCATTACTTATAATCGCGGCGATAGTATGATTTATGTTTTAGATGCTGTCAATATGACAGAGCCTAGCCCAGCAAAGATTCGTGCCCTTATAGAAGATTGGGTACAAAGATACAAACCGCAGGAACTAAGAATTGAAATCAATGCCCACCAGAAAGCCTACGCCCTCGATGATGAACTGCGTAACTGGCTCTCGATGTATGGCTGTCAACTCAACTCTCACTTTACTGGTAAGAATAAGTGGGATACTTCTTTCGGTGTGGCTTCTATGGCAAGCCTTTTCGGTAGCCTTAGAGACGGAAGATTCCAAGACAACAACTCAATAGAACTACCAAGTAATGAAGGTAGCGAAGGGCTTAAGGCTCTTGTGCAACAATTGATTACTTGGAAACCTGAGACTAGAAACCCAACAGACTGTGTTATGGCTCTCTGGTTTGCTGTCATCCGCGTCCGCGAATTGATGCAGCAACACTCACAGTCAGCAAGATGGATGCAAAACCGTTGGGCTACTCGTGCTCAGACGGAAAGAAGATTCTCAATTAACCTAGATGAAGCCGTTGCAGAGCAATGGCAACAGACATACGGATAGGAACTAACATGGCAAAGATAAAGCGTCAGACAGTAAATCAAGTAGAGCGCAAAGCTTTATTTGCAAGATTAAATGCGATAACTAATGACTATCAAGAAACAACACTTGACGCAGCAATGGACCTTAGTCGAGGAAAAGCTAAAGGACTAGATAGAGTTATTGGTAGAACGCCAACCGAAGGCGAAAGAGAAGCAGCAAGAATGATGCAGAAAACTAGGTCTGCTGAACTTGATAGAAGCGCTGCTAGGGCAAAAGGCGTTACTAATCGTGCTCAAGCTGCAGCAGTAAAACAAGATAGAAGACGCGGTATGACTGGTCGTTCCTCTGGTGGAATTATAGGTAAGGGTAGCAAAAATGTAAACCCTACCTACAACACATACTAAAATTTAGTTAGGATATAATGTTAACAATTGAACAGATTGCAGCGCGAGTTGACTCGCTACGCTATCGTAACTCAGACAGAGACGCTCGTAATCAAGACGTCCTTGCTGTCCGTAAAGGTCAGATTGCTAGCGTATATCCTGACTTCTTTCCAAATGGAGTAGACGCAAATGTCGTTGCAAATTTTATTGATATTGTTGCGCGAGACTTATCTGAAGTTATGGCGCCTCTGCCTGCAATCAACTGTTCCGCGGCGAATCAGACTTCTGACAGGGCTCGCAGTTTTGCTGACAAGCGTACTCGCATTGCAAGCAATTACTTTGCTCATTCGGACATGTCTGTACAGATGTACTCAGGAGCGGACTGGTATATAACCTACGGCTTCCTGCCATTTGTTATCGAATTAGATGAAGAAGCTAATCTACCTCGTATCCGTCTAGAGAATCCAATTGGCTCCTATCCAGACTTTGATAGATACGGAAGATGTATAGCATTTGCTAAGCGTTACTCATTAACCCTTGGTGAACTTGTTGCTCAGTTCCCAGAGTATGAGCGTGCTATCCTTGGTGGACTTGGATACAAGCAAGACTTAAACTCTCTTATCGAAATGGTTCGTTACTATGATAAAGACCAATCGGTAATCTATCTACCAGATAAAAATAATCTTCTATTATCTCAAGCTAAGAATCCTCTTGGTAAGATGATGATTGTAGTAGCCCGCAAACCATCTATCGATGGTGAGATGCGTGGACAGTTTGATGACATATTAGGTATTCAGTTGCTACGCAACCGCTTTGCACTCCTTGCTATGGAGGCAGCAGAGAAATCCGTACAGGCTCCTATTGTACTTCCACAAGATGTACAAGAGCTACAGCTTGGTGGCGATGCGGTTATCCGCACATCCAACCCAGCAGGTGTACGTCGTGTAGAACTTACCCTGCCACAAGGCGCATTTACAGAGCAGACTCTGCTTAATCAGGAATTGCGTGTAGGCGCTCGTTATCCTGAGGGACGCACAGGTAACATTAATGCATCGGTTGTCACGGGTCAGGGCGTCCAGGCTCTCATGGGTGCCTTCGATACCCAGGTCAAATCTGCACAGGCAATCTTCGCCAGCGCCCTCCGTGACGTCATTCAGCTTTGCTTCCAGGTAGATGAGACTATCTTCCCAGAAGAGAAGACAATTCGTGGTGTAGATGCTGGTGCTCCTTACGAGATTACTTATAATCCTAAGAAGGATATTAAGGGTGACTACTCAGCAGATGTACGTTATGGTATGCTTGCTGGTTTGAACCCAGCTCAAGGCTTGATATTCATGCTACAAGCACTTGGTGGTAAATTAATCTCCAAGGATATGGCAATGCGTGAACTACCATTTACAGTTAACGTAAGTCAAGAAGTTGAGAAGATTGAAATTGAAGATATGCGTGCAGCTCTTCTTGGTTCACTGCAAGCCTATACTCAAGCAATTCCACAGATTGCCGCAGGTGGCGGCGATGCAAGTCAGATAGTAGCTAAGATTGCACAGGTTATTAGAGCTCGCCAAAAAGGACAAGCGATAGAGGATGCGATTGAAGAAATCTTCGCCCCTGTCGAACAGGTTCCTCCTGCTGGTGCCCCGATGGTTGAGCAACCGTCCCCTGCTCCCGCTGGCGCCCCAGTAGGAGGCGCTCTTCCTACAGAAGTAGAAGTGACTGGACAAGAAGGTCAACGTCCAGACATATTAAGTTTATTATCAAGCTTAAACGCTTCAGGAGAAGCTAGCGCAAGCGCAAGAACTATTCGCCGAAGATAATCTAGGAGGGGACAATGACAACGATTATTGGAGTTGAATATAAAGACAAGTCTGTCATTGTTGCTGACAGTCGCATTACAGACGATAGTGGTAAATCTTACTCACATCCATTTATGCGTAAGATATCATCACGCGGTGCGTTACTAATAGCAGGAGCAGGAGAAGTATCACCCTGCGACATTGCCCAGAACATTTGGATTCCACCAGTATTCTCAGCGAAAGACAAGAAAGATGTTTATCGCTACATGATAGTCAAGGCTATGCCTTCTCTTCGTAAGTGTCTTACAGATAATGGTTATAACTTTGATGAGAATCATGATAAGAATAAAGATGGATTAAGATTTCAATTTCTCATCGCAGTAGGTGGTGAGCTATTTGATGTTGACCAAGATTTGGCGGTAATGAAAAGTGAAGAAGGATTCTACGCAATCGGAAGCGGTGGCTCTTACGCTCTTGGAGCACTTTACGCGGGTAGCGATGTCATCGCTGCAATGGAAGTGGCTGCACGAATTAGTGTATACACAGCACCACCGTACCAAGTAGAAGAGCAACTCAAATGAGTAAGTTTACCCAAGCCGTTGATAAGGCTATGAGAGTACTTGCCGAAGAGTTAGAAGATTCAGAAAGCCAGATATGTACTGGCTGGGTATTAGTAAGTGAGTGGAGTGACTATGAAGGCACACGCTATCTTATGACAGATGTAAGTGAAAACATGAATCCTTGGTTAGCCAAGGGTATGCTGTTATCAGCAGAAGAATATTCTTATAGTCCTGAGGAGGATACAAATGGCCGTTGAGAATCGTGGTGGTGCTAATGGTGGCCCTCAGTATAATCCAGCAAATATTTCTGCTACTGGCGGAGCAGGACAAAATCCAAAGAAACCAGAATTAAAATATCGCGGACTTGGATATAGAACTACTGGTGAAACAAACGCTCAAGCTTCTGCTGCGCCTATAAAGACTCCACAACCTAAAGCTAGAACATTTTCAACATCCATGCGTGGAGCTGCAGTAACTCCTCTTACAGAAGAGTCAGCATTTCCTGATGAGTCAATTCTTGAAGGTACACCAATGTTGAATCCAGCGTCTTCGGTATTGCCTCCTCGTACAGATAATCCTGATTATAATACAATTGTACAGTATCTACCTTCAATGGAATGGTGGGCAAGTTTACCTAATACGCCACAGACTACTAAAGATTATGTTAGGTATCTTAGGACTATCATATGAGTTTTTGGGATTCCTTAGGACGCTTAGCTAAGTTCTTAACGGAAACGCCAGACTACACGCCATCTGCTGAAGCAGGTCAACGTGCACCATCTAGCGCTTACCTACCAGACCAAGCTGGCAAAAGTCCCGCACAAAGACCAAAGACTGCAGCGGTAGCTGTGCCTGGTGCAATTACCCGTGCTAACGTAGCATCACTTGCTGACATCACAAAGAATGTTCCAAGCTCCCCTGGTGACTGGAATGATTCAATGGAGAGTCTACGCCAAGGAGCAACTCGCATTGGCGAAAATACTTTTGGTGGCATAATGCAGGGACTTGATGCTATATCTGGTGATAGAGCAACTAAAGGTTTAGAGAAAGCAGCCCCTGTTATAACAGCGGGCCTAGAAAATCTACGTAAAAATTATGCATTCTCTAGAGACTTGGAAGCAAATAGCAGTGGAATGGGTTTACTTTCTGCTCTTGGAACCGTAGGTGCAGGATTAGCAGCTGGTGTAGCTGCAGCAACCGTAGGCCTACCAGTGCTTTTAACTGCTGGAGCAGTAGTTGGAGCAGGAACTTTGACAGCTGGCTTAGTAGGAGCTGCACAAAGAAGAGTTGGCAAAACTGGTGTACTAGGTGAAACCGTACAACAATCTGCTTTTGCAGCCGAGGAACAAGAAACTCAAAACAAATATAACTTTGGCAATGATGTAGTAAAGACTGCAGCTCGCATTGGCGGAGCAGCATCTCCATTTGGCGAT